CAACTCGGCAACTGCTGTCGTTGCTTCAGAACCAGAATTATTAACTACAGATGCTTTCTGTGGAGAAATAAACACCATGCAATCTTTTCTAACTTCTGCAATATTGTCGATGATGTAATCACCAACAGTAGCACTGTGACCGCCTGCTATGATTAGATTGACATCTACCAACTCATCGTTTGCAAACAAGTCATAACCGCTTTGCAAATCGCTGTCTGCAGGAGAGTCATCAACACCACCACTCAGAGACACATCCAGGTCTCCATCGCCTTCAACAAGACAGATGTAGTCTACTGCACCAGTAGTAGCAGTACCCCAGTTAGTAGCATTAGAGGGGTGATCCATCCAACGAACCCACTTGGAGCGTGTGTTAATTACCTCTTTATAATAGTTAGACTGATTAGTGTCGTCTTTAGCATCAGATGCCTTAGACACGCCTGCAAATTTTTCTAGAACAGTTCCTGCTTGTCCTGTGATAGCACCATCTTCGTCAATAACAATGATGTGCATCTCATCGAGATCCGAACCATTGTTACTAGCAAAAGTAGTTGTTATTGGAGTATAATCAAATTCGCCTGCATATGCCCAACCAGTTGTAAGTGTTCCTGTAGCAGTTGCGCCAGAACCGTCTCCACCACTGATTGTGATAGTTGGTGCGCTAGTATAGCCTATACCACCAAAAGTAACATTAATAGCAGACACCGCATCGCCAGTAAGTACTGCTGTAGCAAGTGCTGTTACACCGCCGGCAATATCTGGTTCACTGACAGTCACAGTAGGTGCAGATGTATATCCACTGCCGCCCGCTGTTACTGAGATAGAAGCAATTGAAGTAGTGCCATAAGAAGTCATGTCTGCCATAGAAACTTTAATAGAGTTTCCTAGAGCACCTGCAAATCTTCCAGCCCAAACACCAACAGAACCTTCTCCGTTAATGTAGGATGCTTCGTATTCATCATCGTTGCGAATTAAAAGTCCAGTGCCGTCTGCGGTTGCGTTTACACCCGTTCCGACTTCTCGGACTACTTTAAGAGCCGAACCGTATGCCAAGAAACTGGATGCGGTCATAAAGTCTTGTGCTGTTGTATCGTTGGGTTTGCCAAATCGTGCTACTAGCTGATTTTCGTTTTCAACTGTAACAATCTCTCTAGCAGGACCCCAATTAAAATCTCCAACAAAGCCACCGATAGTTGTAGCAACTGCGGGGACTACATTAGAGGCATCTTGTTCCTGTACGAGAACGCCAGGGGAAAGCTGAAAAGCCATATTATTCTCCTCGAATTAAGTTAGCGTTGTTTCTTATAGTGTATCACTGTGTTTATTTATAAATCTCTTGTTTTAGACTCATTAAATAACCAAACATCACCACCCATGACTTCCATTTCTTGCTCCTGACCATCTTCAATATATCCAAATGGAGTCAAATCATTCTCAATTGCTCTCATTTCTGAGTTATAAATCCCCTCTCTTACATTAACATTTGTCAAATCTGAGAAGAATGTATTGGATGTTACCCATCCAAACAATACTAGACACATGACTAGGTCATCATGGTAACCTTCATCTGCCTGATAAGTACCCCCTCTTTCTATGAAAGTTGAGAGTTCTTGTATAATATCTTGGTCAAATATTAAGAGTTTACTTTCTTCCATCAAACTCTTAAAACTAAAACATCCCTGTCGCTTTACTGCTTTTGATGTTGTCACTCCTAAACGAGCAGTTTTACCAAAACCGGGAGTTATATATTGTCTTCCGTTTTCAGTGACCGTTGTAAAAATATTTTCATATTCATTTTCTTGGTGCAAGATATCTAGTACTTGTTGTCCTATATCATTCGCTTCTACCAGAACAAATGCATTATTATAATCCGTTGCTACTTTTGAAATGATATTAGGATATAAAAGAGGAGATATTTTGTTATGCTTATACTTAGCAACTAATCTGTAAGGCATTTCAGTAACATCTATTACTGTAAATGCTGAAAAATCTCCTCCTATACCTCTAGAAACATCTGCTGTTAGAACATAATATTTATCTTTTTGAGGTTCTTCATACACATCTAAACCATCTTTCTCATATATTGTTGGCTTAGAGCTAAGTGTTGCAAGCGTTTTTCCATTGATAAGTGTATTAGACGACCCAAGAAATTCACACAGAACCTCTTGATTATACTTCAGTTCTCCAAGAAGTTGTAATTGTTGTTCTGCCCACGCCTCATCTCTACCTGGGATTTCACTGTAATGAATAAACATATTTTTGAATCCATTACGACCTTCTTCAGCGTCATTCCAAAACTTCCAGAAGTGATTGTATCCTAGTGGAGTAGAAGTTAGCAGAATCTTTGTTGTCTCACCAGCAGAAATAGTAGGATACACAGAAGTGAAAAATTGATCTGCAACATTATTAGGAATGATCGCCGCTTCGTCAATGTATAGCCAGTTTACAGACTTACCACGAATACCAGAAGAAGTTGTCGCCGCAGTAAATACTCTCGAACCATTCTCTAAATCAACATCACCCTTGTTCCAAGTCTTCACACCCTGTTGCATCCAGATAGGAAGATTCTCATACATAATCTGATAACGAGCCAAAACTTCTCTTGCCGCATTGCTTTTGTTAGCCATAATAGCAACTGTTTTACTATCTTGAAAAATAGTATAATGTAAAATACATGCGGCAGATGTAACTGTTTTTCCTTGCTGTCTTCCTTCCATAAGAATACAGCGGCGATTATTCATAATGAAATCGACTTTTTCTTTCTGACATTCGTATAGTTTGAAGGGTTGCAGACCACTATCAAGTGTAACTATTTTACAATAGTTTTCTATGAAGTATATCGGATCATCCATACACTTCTTATATTCAGAAACCTGTTCTTTAGTCCAGTCATGTTTATGACCAATCGACTTTAGATTTGGATTTCCGTGATAAGAAGTGGCTTCGTTATTTTCCAGATTCAGGCTCATGCTCAATCACTTTGTCTTCTTCTGCTTGTATAGCCTTAAGTAGGTCAGAAGTGCTACCATTAAAAAGTATGTTGGTTTGATTTTCTATACGCTGAGTTTGTTTGTTAGGATCGGCAGTATCAATCTTTTGCTTTTTCTCTTGTACATCCATAACATCTTTTGCTTGGTCAGACATTAATTTGATAGCCTGTACTGCAACTTCAAATGCTCTAGGGTTGTCACTGTTCTGTGCTACTTCCAAAATACTTTGTACAGCCGATTCACTGTATGCCATTGCTCTTTTGAGTGTGGCTCTAGCATCTTGAAAATCATCTTCTAATTGTTCGCCTCTTGCAACATCTGTAATGACAGGTTTTTTTATTTCTTCGGTTTTAGTCATTGTTCCAAATGTTTTGTCAAGTGCATCAAATACTTTATTATTCATAGGTTTGGTCAAACTCCTCAACAAATCTATACGCATCATCTATAGTTTGAATACCATCATCGGGAGGGTCTATAGTCACAGTTGGAGCAGAAGTATAACCGGAACCAGCATCATCAATAACAATTCTGCTTATCTTATCGCCATCCATAATAGCGTGAGCCCTTGCATTTCCTTCTAAAATAACATTAGGCTCTCTTGTATATTTAGTACCCGCATAAGTTAGTGTTATTGCATCTACGGAGCCGCCAGCAATAGTTGCAACTGCTGTTGCTGTTGCCTCTTCAATCGAGAATGTCTGTCTACTATACGCACCAACCAATTCTGGATTCTGATATATGGTTGCTATTGCTTCTCTTATAATTCCTTGATTTGCAACATAACCATAGAAATTTAATTTCATTGAGAAATTTAATGTCCAAACTATGCTTTGTCTGTCTGCAAATGTACCAGCAGTATTGTCTTCATATCCTATACCATCTAATACGATTTTAATATCTCTCTTGATACCCATTTCAGGCAAATCATTTAGAGTGACATTGAAATCAGGATTGAAGTATGGAAGAATCTGTTCTAATATTTGTAAACCATCTTCTTGATTCTTTGCAAAAATATAAAGAGACAAATTCATATCATAGGGTGTAGATACAAATTGGGTCTTTACTTTGAGAGCATCCGAGCTATCTGTTTTTCTATGTTTCTGAATAGGAGAAATTTTTCTTGTAGCATCATAATTCAATCCTAGAATTTCAAATCCCATTCTAGGAAGAATGATTGCAACATCACCACGAGATTCTACCGTTGGCTGATTCTCAATTCTAGTTAAGAATTTTTGTTTTGTAGAATATGCAAGAGGTACACGAAGGCTCTGTACTTCAACATCACTGGAGTTTTTTCTCACTATGTTGATGTTATTAAATATGGTTCCAAAAGCAATGATTGCTTTTCGCACATGTTCGTGATAAAACTGTTGACCTTTAAACATCTAATTCACCAAATGGATTAACTTCAGAGAAATCTAAAATATCGCTTGCTGTTTCTATATCAACAAAATCAGTATTGTCTCCTGCTACTGCTGGCTTGATAGCAAAATCTTCTTTGATGATAGAACCACCCGACTCAAACAAGAGTCGATCACCATCTTCTTTTAACATCTCAAACAATTTCTGGTCAAGAGAATTGTCGTCTTGAATCTGGTCAATTTCCAAAAGACCTGTTTCAATTTCTTCAGAGCTATATTCAAACAACTCACAAGTAAGTCTGAAGGTGTAAAGTTTCCCTACTTGATAGAAAGGATTCTGAAACTCAACATACTTTATTTCAAACAGTGACCTTGTTTTAGGAAAGAATAGAAGGTCGCCTTCTACTGGACGAGTGCCGTCATTAATAAATTCTCCACCAGAAGTATCTACAAGTTCGTCCCACCTTCTTCTAGCAAGAATAAATGTTGCTTGATCTCTTGTTTCAAGACCGAAACGAGAAAACAAATCACCCTCTCCCTCGAATCCTTCTACATTTTCCATATACATTTCTAATGGATATGATTGAGTGAATTCACTGAGAGTGTCTTCATCAAATATTGTATCTCTATCAACAAGAGTTCTAGGCATGTAATAAACATCATGCCCATAGATTTTTAAAGACTCTATAATTAAGTCTTCAACTAGGAGCTGTTCAGAAGATGTGCCTGATGTGTTGCCGTTCTGAAAATAGAAATTCGTGGGCATTGCTTATCCCACCATAAAAGAGGGAGGCAACTCGTACTTCAGTTGCATTTCTTCCTCAATTTGCTGTATTTCTGCTACGGCTTCTTGGAAGATTTGGTCACCATTAAGAGTGACGCCCCCTGGCAATTGTATACCTCCAAACTTTTTCATATTTTCTCCCCACTGTCTTTTGATAAGAGCAGTGGTATATTTTTTAAGAAACATGTCGTCATACACTTCTGTATAATCTGTTCCTTCTACCATAGCCATTGCTTCGGCAATAACATAATCACCGACATCAAATGTCTGGTCCCAATCAGTATCTATGTATAGTCTGTTGGTTTTTCTGTTAAATCTTATTTGTCTATCGGATACAAAAATATTCTCAAGCGTAGACATATGAGTTTTTACAAGAGAGTAATAAGTTAGGTCTGCACTCAAAAGATTGTACATGTCATTTAATGCAAATTGATAATCTACATCAAACAGACCGTCTGACTTTGCGCCATACACAGTTCCAAACTTAAACAGTTTAGTAACTCCTAGAATGTTATCCCCTATAGGAATGTAACCATTTTCTAGGTCGCCTTTAGTATAAGCACTGCTAGATGAAGTGTTTGCAGAGTATCCTGATTGGTTACCTGTTACACTTTCAGAAACTACAAACTCTCCACTAACATTATCTACTGTAATTTGACTACCATCAGTGCTTACAACTTTGGCAGTTGCGCCAGAAGTTCCACCTGTGATAGTTTCCCCTACAGTAAAGTTGTTAGCAAGATTGGCAGTGAGATTTACAACTGAACCTGTCAACTGTCTTTTTACATATGCTCTTTCGGAGCCATCAAAATGATACTCTTGCCAAAATTGAATAGCATCATCGATTCTGTCTTCAATCTGGTCTTCATCCACATTAATTTCAATAACAGGAAAACCCAGCCTACGCAAGCAGTAATCTTTCAAATCTTGCCGTGATGCCAATGCCATCAGTTTCTCCTGCTATTAGCTTGCAGTATATGCATAGAGTTCGCTTCTCAGCTTGGCTAACTCTGCTTGAACATATTCTGTAGTTGCAATTTGTGTTGTGTCTGTGCCTTCAGCCGCTGTCGGTGCAGTAGGTGTTCCTGTTAGATCAGGACTTGCAAGTGGCGCCTTTGTATCCATCTGTGTTTGTAATGCACTAGTAACACCATCAAGATATCCGATTTCAGTGGAAGACACAGATCCTATAGCTGTATCAGCGGGAAGTGTAACAGTTCCAGTAAATGTTGGGCTTGCTTTGTCTGCTTTATCTGTATCTAAACTATCTATTTGTGTTTGAATAGCACTTGTTGCGCCGTCAAGATATCCGATTTCAGTAGATGATACTGTACCAATAGAAGTATCAGCAGGAAGTGTAACAGTTCCAGTAAATGTTGGGCTTGCAAGAGGTGCTTTTAATGCGAGACTGTTTGTTACAGTTCCCGAAAAGTCTGCATCATCTCCCAATGCCGCCGCTAATTCATTCAATGTATCTAGTGCGCCAGGTGCAGAATCAATTACATTAGCAATAGCAGTATCAACATAAGTCTCAGTTGCTACTGTGCTATCAATTGCAATAGTTCCGCCGGTGATTGTGATACCAGTGCCACCAGTTAAAGCCGCTTGGGCTCTTGCATCAGTGAAGAATAAATTTGTAGAACCTTCTACAAGATTATCCGTATCAAATTCTGTGAAGTCTATCGAAAGAGTACCAACGGCTTTAGCGATACCTGTACCGCCAGTGATAGCAGCCTGTGCCCTAGCATCAGTGAAGAATAAATTTGTAGAACCTTCTACAAGATTATCCGTATCAAATTCTGTAAAATCTACAGAAATAGCACCAGACGAATATGTAATACCTGTGCCGCCTGAAAGATAAGATTCTACCTGAGCGTCTACTCTTGCATTAGTATAATAAAGATTTGTACTACCTTCAGAAACATCGTCCGTATCGATTGAAACATTACTTAAATCTGCAAGTGCAAGAGAAATGCCGCCCGCTGTGGTGCCGTCATGAACACGGAGATGATAGTCAGTCGTGCTAACAGTAAGTTCACCTTCCGCTCCAGTAAACGCATTATTTTGCGTTGTTGTTCCTCTTCTAAATTGTACCTGAGTCGCCATTTCTTCTACCTTAAGTTATTGATCCCAAATCATTTGTTACAACCGCACCATTAGGCGTATCTAGGCAATCAAAAGATATGCTTATCGTTGCTCCAAATGCATCTGTTACTGAGCTTTCAAAGTCTCCGTAATCACCTGTAGGGAAAACTAATGTTGGGTCGGCAACGGAATAATTAGCCAAAGCCTGTACATTGCCTGCACTATCTCTAATAAAAATAGTTTTATCAGGAATGTTTACAGCAATTTCACCAACTTCAATGTCTGTTGTTGATGGTATAGCCGTCGAAGTATTACTTCGCTTTGGTTTTATTATTGTCGCCATTTAAAATCTCTTGTTTCGCATTTTTTAATTCATTCAATTCTTCATTTGCAAGAGTTAGCTTAGATTTTAATAGTATGTTTTCTAAGTTCAACTCATTCATCTTTGTAGCCAAAACATTAATGTAATGATTAATCAATTTTTCGTCCATAATATTCTCCACATATTTAAGGGGGACTTTTGTCCCCCGTTTTCAT